AGAAGGTGCTTATTTAAAACGCGCTAATTTAAAAGGTGCTATTTTAAAAGGAACTTGTTTACAAGGTGCTTATTTATTATTTGCTTCTGGCTATGAACAATAGCCCAAAAGGAGTGAGTAAGATGAAAGCATTAGAACAGGTTAGAAAAGAAAAGGAAGAGATTGAGCGCCGTCTGTTGTTCTTACAGCATAAAGATAGGCACACACGAGACGACAAGCAAGCGTGTTACGATATGAATCAAGCTATCATTAAGCTGGCAAACGAGGTTAATAATTACGAGGAGTTAAAGACAAATGAAAATAACAGAGGATAAATTAAAAGATATTTTAACAAATCACTTGCTATGGATTGAAAATAAAGAAAATGGAAAATATGCTAATTTAGAAGGCGCTTATTTAGTAGGTACTGATTTAGAAGGTGCTAATTTAAGATATACTGATTTAAGTGATGCTAATTTAAGTAATGCTAATTTAAGAGGTGCTGATTTAAAAAATGCTAATTTAAATGATGCTGATTTAGAAGGTGCTAATTTAAAAGGTGCTAATTTAAGTGATGCTGATTTAAAATATGCTAATTTAAAATGTGCTAATTTACAAGATGCTAATTTACAAGATGCCTATTTAGAAGGTGCTAATTTAAAAGGTGTTAATTTAAAATATGCCTATTTAGAAGGCGCTAATTTAAAATATGCCTATTTAGAAGGTGCTGATTTAGAATATGCTGATTTAAAATATGCTAATTTAAAAGGTGCTAATTTACAAGATGCTAATTTACAAGATGCCTATTTAGAAGGTACTGATTTAAGTGATGCTAATTTAGAAGGTGCTAATTTAAGAGGTGCTATTTAGAGTATGCTGATTTAGAAGGTGCTTATGTTGATGAACAATAGCCCAAAAGAATACTATGCTCTAGTTGATGGGGTTTTTATAGACAAAGAGCCTGATAATTCCGAGTTAATTCAGATTAATTTCGATTAGGGGGGTTTACTTTATATTCCTTAGGACCCATAATTATAACCGTACATCAACAATAAAACCGGAGAAAATAAAATGTATAATGTCGAAACAAAAATTCTTAATAACGTAACTAGCTTGTTAATGAATTGCTTAGAAGCTAACCTAACACCAGAAAATGCAGCTTTGCTAGTAGAACAAGTGGCTATAGTAGAATACAGAGACGATCTATTGGAAGATGTTTATAGCACCGCGTTAGAGTTTAGAAGAGGTTTAAACAAAGACTCTTATGAATGGGCTAAACAAGTGCTATCAGCACTAGAAGACGCTAAATAAAACTAACCGGAGAAAATAAAATGAATTTATACCAAGTACAATTTAATATAGAAGCTACCTTGTGCAATCTTGATATGTGGCAAGGACACCTTGAACACTACAGCACAGCCTTTGGCGGTGAACCTGACGATCTAAACGTGTCTATTTGTGAAGATCAGATCTCAAAATTAAACAAGGAATTAGAATCTTTACAAGCCTTACTATATTAAAACCGGAGGATATAAGATGAACAGTGAATTATTAGAACTATTAAAACAACGATTAGTTGAATTAGAAAAACGCAGATTGTTTTTAGATCATAAGGACAGGTTTACACTTGAAGACAACAGGGCAAGAGACAGGCTCTCTTATGAAATAAACAAGATCAGAAACATACTAAAAGGATAAAATAAAAATGATTAAAAAAATCTATTTAACTTTAATATTAATTGCCGGTACAATCGTGCTATACGCTTCCGTATGGTCCTATTTTACGTTACCTATTGTAGGTATTAATTCCGACGGGGAATGTGCCTATATTATTAATAGCGAAGGAGTTAAAGACAGTACTTGCGCCAATATTCCCAACAAATATATCACGGAGTTTGTTCAATGATTAACTTTAAGCTATCCGAGTTTGATTGTACCCACACTGGCAAAAACGAAATGGATGCCCTGTTCCTAGCTAAACTAGATGAATTAAGAAATAGGTGTGGCTTCCCGTTTACTATTACTTCGGGCTACAGAGATATAACCCACCCAATCGAAGCTAAGAAGAGTAAGGGTGGTACACATACCCAAGGCATAGCTGCTGACATTAGAGTAGCTAATGGCAGCCAAAAGCATACCATAGTTAAAGAGGCAATGGCTATGGGCTTTACGGGTATTGGTATAGCTAACACCTTTATACACGTAGACACTCGTACTACGACCCCCGTAATTTGGACCTATTAATCCTAGGCCGTACGTTTCCACATATAAACAGTGATGTAAGGTTGCAGGTTAGCATTAGCCCCACTAACACCTTCGACGCTATTGGTAACGCCAATGCCTGTAACAGCCGAAGCGGTTGAAAATGTTTGCTGGGTACTTCTTTGATCTGGTGCACCACCGTCGTCTGTATTACCGCCAATGTATCTTTGCGCCGTAACCGAATGGGTATGCCCAGGGTCAACTACGGTAGCTGTGTGGGTATGATTAACTAACACAGCATCTTCACTACCCCCAGTCTTTTCGGACCCATCAAAGTTAGTGTTGCTACTATCAAAACCTGCCATAACCTTACCTTGGCCAAACGGCACCCAAGTACCAAATCCTAGTAAAGTAGACGGGTTAGTGCTATTACTGGCATTAGTATAAATAGAACCAACGGGAAGGGTTAAACTTAGGTAGGCGGCTAGTTTAGCAGGGGTTACGGCTTTAGTGTCGTCTGTACCCGAGTTAGTTTCTGCTTGTGTTGCAATTTCAATTTTACCTTTTACGGTCTCGGAAGCATCTGGTAAGCTTTCTCCGTTAAATATAAATTTTCCCGACGCGGTATTATATTGGAAACTGTTAGGAACTCCTGCTTGCATATCGTTAGCAACCAAAGGAGTACCGTTTGCTCTAACTAAGTCTTTAATACCTAGTGCGCCAACATTTACTGTTGCTGGGCCTGTGTTAGATAAGCTGGGGATAAACCTAATTTTCATTCCGTTAAAATAGCTTGGGGGGTGTTGTTTACCACCTACAGTAGTTAAAACATAGGAATTTACAGAACCGGAATCCGTATAAAAATCCCCTCCAGAAGCATAGACCGAAATGGCTTTTGATAATTGAAATAAATCTAAAGGAGATAATGTTATATTGGTATCTTCGATAACATTTTGAATTTCGGAAGGTACCTCATTCCATTCTACGGCGGGTAAAATGTCGCCTGTTACTTTGTCATTTAAATCTTGCATAATTACACCTTCTCAAAAATTACCTGGCAGTTTGCAGGTTTAGTTTTATTAAATAAACATGTTAACAACGATATTTCAGAAGACCCAAAAGGAATAGGGTAAATGTAAGTAAAGTCGTAACCTTGGGCCACGTCGTATGTTACAACAATTGAATATCTTGATTCTTTTCTATCCCTAAAGTTTACCCCTGGGGCTATAGAAGGGTTGTTAAAAACGTCTTCGCCCGCATAAACGCCTACGGTTAATCCAAACTTAGAGGCTAAATTAATAAAGTCGTTGGCGGTTTGAACTCCCATAGATGCTAGCTTTACTAAAATTGCGGTCCTTCTTTCTAAATTAGATCCTTGTCCGGAAAAGCAACTGTCTGGAATACCTAAAACAAACTCCCATTCGTCCAAAAATTTGTTTGTATTGTCCGGCAAATATTCTTCCAACAATTCGTTAATATATTGGTCGCCTTGGATTATTCGTAAAGCTAACCCTTTTAGCAACGATCTTAAATTAGAATCTTTTACAAACTTTGCTGCAAACAGTTCGTCGTTAGGTAAATATTGGGCAAGAGAATTAGTGTATAAATTAAGTACTTCGTCCCTTAAGATTTTTGCGGGTCCGGATATAGCTTTTTCAGCACTACCTATAGGCTTAACTGCGATAGGGGATTTATTAGTCATAATGTTTGCCTATTTTTTCCAATTAGATAAACCTTTAAGGCCAAAAGAAGCTGCTATAGCTGCTGCTAGAAAACCTTTGTAGTATTCTGGCATCGAGTCTAGAACTATAAAGCCTTGCTGAATATACGGGACTAAACTAGGAATAAATGCACCAATCATGGGGATAGAAAGTACAATAACGAACCATTCGTCTTTCCATGATGTTTTGCTGCCTTCAGCCATCATCTTTTCCCAGTTTTCCTCTGACTGCATGGCTTTAATTTTTACTTCCTGTTTAACCTTAGCTTCTTGGGCTTTACCCTGCATCCATGTGGTAGCTAATTCCCCAACAACATTCAGTAATTGTATCATTATTTGTCTACCTTATCGTCAAGTTTGTCGTCGATTCTAATAAGCATTGATTTAATTTCAGCAATATCCAACTGGTAATCGTCCCGCCTAACGTATGTGCTTGGCATATGACGTTCTATAGCCTTTACGTCTTTTTGTAGGTTACTGACAGCATCCCACACAGCTCTTAAATACCATCCTACAAATATCGACATTAACCCTAGGAGAGCGTTAAATAGTGTTTGAAATTCCACGGGGATTCCTCAAGTTTTAATTAGTTTTATAATCAAAGCGTTAGGGTCAAATTCCCACCACTTTTCCTGATTACACCAAGCTCTTGGGTTATGGTGATGGTTATTATGCCACCCCTCTCCCAAGGTAATTAAGCTAGCAATCCAACTGTTTCTTGCTTCATCTATACCTAAGTCATAGGTTTTATAACCATGTCTATGGGCAATAACTATAATAGCGCTTGAGCTGTGTAAGCACAGTGAAGCAGGGATAGCATACATGTAAATAATTAATAGTGGGTCTATTAATGCTAAGATGATGTTGAAGCAAAGAATAATTGCAAAGTAATGCTTGTGCATTAACTTCTGAAATTTGTCTTTACGTAAATCCTTAATTAGCCTTAAGTCTAAATGGTCTATATCCCAAATCCCAAACCATGCGCGGGCATTTCCTAATAGGTAAGGGCTGTGTGGGTCTTTAGGAGTTTCTGTATTGCCATGGTGTTGCCTGTGTAATGTAACCCAAGCCAGGGGGCTACCTACGCTTGTTATTACACCTATTACACTTAGAACTTTTTCAATTACAGGGTAAGTGTTAAAGCTTCGATGTGCTAGAAGCCTATGGAAACCTATGTTTATACCAAGAACGCCTATAGTCCAGTAGGTAAATAAAGCTATCCAAGCATAATGTGAAGATGCTCCCATGAATAAGTATACAATACCTGCTAGGCCTATAATGTGGTTAAATACCTGTAAACTTCTTACGCTTATGTTGTGGTTCATACAGCATCCCTTTTTTGGAAAATGTATTTAACTAAATAACCAGAAAAATCATATTTACCTGTTATTATTTGTTTAGGTTTATAATGATGGGTGTTCTGATAGCTTTCGCCAAAGGTAAAAATATTTAAAAAGTGGCAGTCCAGACTCTTGTCTCCTGTATCCCATTTTTGATGGCCTATCATATGGCCAAATACGCCTGTCATTTGTAGACTGAAGAAAGTCATAGCACCAGGTAAAGCCCAAGCCCAAATTACTAGCTCCGGATTAATTAAAGCCAAAACAGTAACATAACCCGCGATTAACTTAAAATAGTTATCATGTAACCATTTGTGTGCTTTATCCCTAATTAAATCTTTAACAGTAAGCGGAAGAATAACAGAAGCCCAAGGTCCTAAGACCCAAGCTTTAATAAAACCGTTATGAGGGTAGTAAGGGTCTGAGCCTTCAACGTCTGACTTAGCATGGTGTTGTCGATGCTGACCTACCCAGCTTATGGAGCTTCCAATGCTGGCAAATGTACCAGTAAGTAGTAAAAACCACCACCAAAACTTATTTGTCTTATAAGACCTGTGCGAGAATAGCCTATGGAAACCCGCAGAAACGCCTGTGTTAAATACAATCCAAACGGCTAGAGCGGTAGCTAACCCCCACCAAGAAAAGTAAAAGGTTAGCCCTAATATACCTACCAAGTTAGTAGTAAACAATGTAAGTTTTACTTTGTGGTAAAAATTCATATGTTACCTATTGTTTGTAAAACACGGCTAAAACGGCGGGCTCTTGACCTGCTTTAACGGTTACAGTGTCGATAGTGTCACAAAGAATAACCTCGTTCTTTTTATAAGCAATGCCGTTTATAGAAATTCCATCACTTGCTAAAAATAAACGTTTATCTTTAACTTCACTAATGGTTGTAGATTCCCCGGGAATTAAATTAATTACTTCCCCATCCCAAAGGGAATCATTCCCTGTAATACAATAATATTCACCGTTTTCAGTTGCAGCCATATTAATTACCCTTTCGCCACATTCAGTTAACGTTTCATTTTCCCCTAACGGTGGAACTAAGATTTTACCGTCTTCGTAACCGTGTTGAACTCTTAAATCCATATTAACATCATAAGCGTTTATAGAGCCGGAGCTTAAAAATGTTAATCCTCCAGTAGAATTTTGGTTTACTGTAAGCGCACTAAAAAGATCCCCCTTTTTAAATTGCGCTCCAATAATACTAAACCCTACACTTTTTGAAGAATAAATGTTTTTTGTAACCCAAATAGCCATTATAAAACTGCCTCCTCTGAAGCCGAATCTTGGTTAGTATCTTGTAAAATTGACCCATATGTTCCAATTAAAGGCGGGTTTAGTTCTTTTTCTAAATCCAACCAGTGCTGAATCGGGGCATAATCTTTTATAATCTCTTCTAAAACTTCGCCTTCAAAAGGTGTAGGCATGCCCATTAAAACTTTTTCTCGCCCGGGAGAAATGTACTCAACTGTCATAGTTCTTGACTCTTCATCAACATCTATAATTTTATATTCATATGATATTTGCATTTTAATTTCCTATGCGATTACGCCTAATATGCTGCCTGTATTAATCCAAGTTATGTTTGAGTTGCCGTTTACTGCTTGTCCCGCAGCACCACCAGCACCAGGGGCTGTACCACTACCGTTTTGCCCAGCGCTACCTGGAGAACCAACATTACCGCCGTTACCCCCAGGGTGTCCAAGCCCAGCACCAGCACCACCAGCACCTGCTGAAGCTAATGTACCTGGTGACCCGTTTGCTGCCGCTCCAGGTCCAACACCACCTGCAGAATTTATATTACTGGAACGACCGCCACCGCCACCGCCACCATAACATGTGGTAGCATTACAGTTTTTAGTTGGACCACTACCGCCACCGCCGCCGCCACCAGCCCAAATATTTCCTTGGTTATTAACAGAAGCGGGCACTGTCACCCTTAAAGCTCTACCGCCTGTGCCACCATTCCCGCATGCATTAGTGAAAAAAGCACCTGCGCCACCATTACCACCACGACCCCGTATTTGACCGTTATTAACTAGGATTACACCACCAGGAAAAGAGCCATCTATTGTCATAGCTGCGGTGCTATTACCAGCAGTGTTGCCTGATATAATAACACCACTATTAATAGTACAAATAACAAGAGCGTTCCCGCCCCAGCCAGCCGCTAAAGCTAATGTGCGTAGGTTTGCATTCGTTGTGTTTGTTGTAATATTAAACCTAAACTCCTTGGATGCGCCATAGAAGTCACTTAAACTAATAGCGCCAGAAGTAGGAATTGGTCCATTAGTCCCTGAAGCGCCAGAGGGTACATAAGACCCACCAGCATAGTATTCAGAAAGACTAATAGGATTACTACCACCAAACTCAGTTTGAATGTCGGTTAGGCTTAAAGGGCCAGAAGTAGGCAAAGCCATTACTTAACACCTTTAAGTTCATCAATTTCTGCCTTTAATTCTTTGATTGCCTCAATCATTAAACCTATCATATTGCCATAGGCTACGGTTAAAGTGCCGTCGCTAGTTTCAGCAACTGCTTCAGGTAAAACTGCTTGTACTTCTTGAGCAATAACACCTGTTTGCCTTGGTGTATCAACATCAGTACGGTCAAAGGTGTACCCACCTAACTGATTTACTTTATTTAGCGCATCAGTAATAGGCTTGATATTATCTTTTATTCGAATATCGGAATAAGCAGTGACGTTACCAGTTGCTGTTACTGAGCCTGTTACAGAGATTCCTGTAGAAGTTGTGGATAGCTTGGTTGCACCTTCGTGTTGAAGGTTAATTGGACCAACACCAGCATTTGTTCTTATGCTTAAATCAGAACCTGTTGTAATGATTCTACCATCATAGTCATCTGATGCAGGGGATTTTAGGTCAATAAAAGCACCAGACGTACCACCAATCTCAATGTGACCGAATCCATCACCCCCATCAACTGTCGCCGGACCAACAACGTGCAATTTAGTGCTAGGACTACTCGTCCCAATCCCAACGTTACCGCTGGAGTCGATGCGCATGCGTTCTGTCTCGTTGCGTAGAAATAGAAGTGCATCATCTGAAACACTATGCCTTAATTTAAAATCAGATACAGTGCTTCCACCAGAATTTACACCACGCAAAACAATATTAGGGTTTGACCCATTCGCTCCTTCTACCCGTAAATCCCCACCTTCTACATGAAGTAATGTAACTGGTGAATCCGTACCAATACCAACGTTACCACTAGAGTCGATGCGCATGCGTTCTGCGTTGTTGGTCACAAAACCAAATGGGTGATTTGACGGTGTCCCAGCATAGGCAATATTAGCTTGCGGGGTAAACCCTACTGTTGATGAGCCATTGGATACTGAAAATTGATAAGGCGGCAAACTTGTCCCAATACCAACGTTACCTGTCGATGTTATGCGCATGTGCTCTGTAAGCGTTGTGTCAGTTGTACCTGCCCTTGCTTTAAACAACAAATCGTCCGTTTGATAATCACTTGCTGAAGTGCCGCCACCACTAATGGCGTTTTCTATTGTCCAAGTGTAACCAGCGATTCTACCCGCTACGCTTCTGTGAATACCAAAGCCTGTTCCATTACTAGAACTTGAAAATGCAGAACCGTCTACAGTCAAAACAGGAGCTGTAGACCTTGCGTGCAATATTGAACTAGGACTACTCGTACCAATACCAACGTTGCCACTACCATCAACTGTAATGTTATCGTGATTAGCTATGCCCAAGTTAGTAAGGGCAGATGGTGCGCTATCTAAGTCAGAAAGGTTGTTACTTTTTGTTACAAAGCTACTAATGTCTATACCTAGGTTAGTTCTAGCAGCTGCTGCATCGGCAACATCTAACAAATTGTTATTAGATGTTAGAAATTCATTAATGTCATTCGATGTAAGAACCAAGGAAACTGTTTTTTCGCCTTCTCCCCAGTTAACTGCGTTACCGGAATTGCTTGAAGAAAGAATTGTGTCGCGGGATAAAGTGTCTGTAGCGCCAGATGATATAACCCCCTCAGAAACTTCCCAGTCAATGCCATCTGTTACTGAATAGCGAACAGTTTCTCCGCTGCCTACTGCGCTAACAAAAGTTCTAAACCCTATTGCAGCACCTTGTAATTCATAAAATAGTATGCCCGTGGTGAGCGATGTTTCTTTTGTAAAATCAGCTTTAGTTGTCATAAATCTATGCCTTAAAATGTAATGTTTCCAAGAGTACCGATTTCCCCTTGTAATATAGTAATATCCGAGGTAGGTGACGAAAGACTAAAAGATTTTATACTTAAACCCGTATCCGGGTCAACAGAATTAAAAATAGCTGCCCTGTAGGCATCTTGGTCTATATTTACCCCTACAGTAGTACTTTCCTTAAAAAACTGTTCTAGGTTTGCAATAATTGCGGATCTCATTCCAGAAGAAGTTGGGCTTAAATCACTAAATACAAAATCTACAGAAACTGCAGAAGGTGCTGCAACTAACAGATTATCTTCTGAGGTGTTAGCCGGTAATATTTCTAGAATTTTATTCTTAACAGCTATAACTTCTGAGCCTGAGGGGATTAAGCTTTCGCTATTATCGGTTGTAAAATAAACGTTAACTTTTCCTAAAGGTACAACGGATTCTAATGTTATAGTTCCCGTTGCAGGTGTAGCCGGTGATCCGCTAACCATATAATAAAAAACATTGTCATTTTCTACTATAAGTGGGAAAGTGCCATTATATTCTGGTTCAGTTGCGCCGCTTATAGTTACTTCACTACCACTTTCTAAACCATGTGTAGGGGCAGTAACTGTTGCGACGTTACCCGATCTTGTAATAGAAGTAACGGAAATTGTGCCGTTTAATACTGTACCTGAGCCTTTAACAAAAACTCGTGTAACACCCGGAACCTCTCGTGCTTTATCTACTATATTGAAAGCATTAAATTGGGCTAAGGGATTTCTAATTCTTTCTAGTAATCTTTCTCTTAGGGAATCTTCCGTTTCTATATCGGTAGCACCACCAAGAGTATTAAAGTCAACACTAACCTGGCTATTAACCCCCGCAATAGGGCTTTGCAATCTAAGATTAGTTCCCGCATCTAAGTTTTTATCTAAACCAAATTCGTCGGATTCTACTGGTATAGATGCGGAAGTATAGGTAGCCAAAATTGTACCTGTAGCGGGGCTAACTGGCGTACCTTGTATTTGGTAAGTAAATTCGTTAGAACTTATAATAGTAATTTCAGTATTTGCAACATTGTATTCGGATTGGTTAGCACCTAAAATGGTAACAGGGATGTTGTTGCCTAATCCATGGTCCTCGGTAGTTGTTGCTGTAGCAGTAGACCCAGAGGTAACTAAAGATGATATTGAAATTTCATTTTGGGAAATCGTACTTAAAAAGGTAGACGTATAAGTAGCACTGGTTGTAACAAAAGTTGTACCTGCAGGGATTGTATGGCCACTTA